AGACAACTACCGGCGGTGTTGCTGGAACATGGGTTCAAATTGTAACGATCGCTGCTGACAAGTACATGGTGACTGGAAACGTTATTGGTTCCGGCACTGTTGCTACACCATTTGCAGATTCCTAATCAACTCAAGGGGCTTCGGCCCCGTTTTTAAAGGAGATTGATTATGATGCAATATGACGTAAAGTCGCTTCTTGTAGCGGCTTCGCAAACAGATACTGTTGTTGGCGGCACAAATCGTAATAGGTTAAAAGCCCTCACAATTTCATATGCGGCTACTGGTGGAACTGTTGTTGTCAAAGACGGCGCGGCAGGGACTACGATATTTTCGTTTCCAGCCCCCACAGCAATTGGAACAATACATATCCTAATACCCGGAGAAGGTATTTTGGCTAGAACTAGCTTGGCAGTCACCACGGGTTCTGGTGCTTCTGTGATTGTGTACTATGGCTAAGAGTCCAGCATGGCAGAGGAAAGAGGGCAAATCCGAGAAGGGCGGCTTGAACGCCAAGGGTCGGGCCTCCGCGAAAGCGCAAGGTATGAACTTGAAACCTCCCCAGCCGGAAGGCGGCTCTCGCAAAGACTCATTCTGTGCAAGGATGGGCGGCATGAAGAAGAAACTAACGAGCGCCAAGACAGCCAACGATCCGGATTCACGGATCAACAAAGCTCTTAGAGCATGGAATTGTTAACATGACTCAACACGACACAGCTAAAGTAGTTGCAGATGGCGCAGCGGTTTTGACAACCGTTGGAGTTATGTCTACGTGGCTTCCACCTCTGGCTTCTCTGTTCACGATTATTTACCTCGGCCTTCGTATTTGGGAGTCTGATACTGTTCGTGAAATGACTAAACGCAAGAAGGCAGATGATGCCATCGACGAGTAAGAAACAACACAATTTCATGGCGGCGGTGGCTAACAACCCAGCGTTTGCTAAGAAAGCAGGCGTCCCACAGTCTGTGGGTAAAGAGTTTAATGAGGCCGACAAAGGCCGTAAATTTTCTAAAGGTGGTGACATTATGGCTACAAAAGATTCTAGATTTGATGATGATGTAAAAAACGTCAAAAGCAATCTTTACATGCAAAAAGACGACGACAAAGTTTATAGCAAAGTACGTGGCTTAGGCCCCGGTATGGCTGCTAGACGTTTAGAAGGTCGTGGCGTCGATACAAAAGGTTTGGCTGGTAATCGCGCAAACGAAGATGATCGTGGCGACTTTAAAAAAGGTGGCAAAGTGAAAAAGATGAATATGGGCGGATACGCAGAGGGTGGCATGCCCATGAAAATGAAAGACGGCAAAAAAGTGCCCGCTTTCCTGAACAAAGGCGGTATGGCTAAAGGCAAAATGCCCGCAGCATTGGCTAAACACGCCTCTATGAAAGCATCTAAAGCGCATGCAGGTTTAAAGAGCGGCGGTATGACTTCATCTAAAATGGGCTCGGTTAAATCTTCTTCTAGCCGTGATGGTGTTGCTACTAAAGGCAAAACCAAAGGCGCAATGATTGCCATGAAACGTGGCGGGAAGTGCTAAGCCATGAAAAAATACGCTGAAGGCGGCGATGTTTACACTGCTGAAATGGGGCAACCCCCCATGGATCCAGAAGGCGCGCCAGCTACAAAAAAAGCTGCGCCTAAACCCGCGCCTAAGCCAACGGCTAAGAAGACTGCGCCTCCAAAAGACACAGTGTTCCGCGAAGGTATGCCAGTTCCACAAGATGTAGATGGTGGATCTGCCCCCCGTAAGAAAAAGATGGCCAATGGTGGCGTCACTCGTGCAGACGGTATAGCTCAGCGTGGTAAGACACGCGGAAAACTTTGTTAAACTTTGTTGAGGAAATAATATGTCATCCCCCAAAAAAAATGCTACCCCCGCACAAATGGCCGGGCTTGCCAAACTTAATCAAAAGTTGTATGGGACAAAGCGTCCAGAGCCAACGCGTCCAACGCCACCAATGGAGCCAACGCGTCCAACGCGTCCAACGCCCCCAAAGCCAGAGCCAGAGCGCCCAAGGCCACCAATGGAGCCAACGCGTCCAGAGCCAAAGCGCCCAACGCCACCAATGGAGCCAACGCGTCCAACGCCCCCAAAGCCAGAGCGTCCATTACCCCCTAGAGAGCCTGTAGGCACTCAAATGAATGCGCCATTACCCCCTAGAGAGCCCGTAGGTACTCAAATGAATGCGCCGTTACGCCCAACAGGAAAACCATCTAACCGCATGGAATACAAAAAAGGCGGTTCTGTTTCTTCAGCCTCTAAGCGTGCGGATGGTATTGCTACAAAAGGTAAAACACGCGGAAAGTATATCTAATCATGGCAACCGTAAAACCCGCAGCTAAAGTAGTTAAGTCTTTAAAAAAGGCTGGGTTTTACGGCGCGAGCAAACCCAAGCGGTTGGGTATTATTAACAAAGTTACAACTAAACCTCAACGGATAGAAATGGTTGATAAATTGTTTCTAGCCAAAAAAGCTAAAGGTAATCCAAAATGATGCCAAGCCGTGGAATGGGAGATATATCCCCAAGTAAAATGCCCGGTGCAAAGAAAAAAGCACGTCGGGATGACACTGACTTTACCCAGTACAAAGAGGGTGGGCCTGTTGGCCTTTATGCCAACATTGCGGCTAAGCGAGCCAGAGGTGAAAAGATGCGTAAGGCAGGTTCTGCTGGTGCGCCCAAGAAGAGTGACTTTGTTAACGCTGCCAAGACCGCGTCGTATGCTGAAGGTGGTAAAACAAAGTCTAAGGTAAACGAGGCTGGCAACTACACTAAACCTGAGTTACGTAAACGCATCTTTAATGCTGTAAAAGCAGAGGCTACAGCGGGCACAGGCGCAGGGCAATGGTCAGCCAGAAAAGCACAAATGGTTGCACAACGTTACAAAAAAGCAGGCGGCGGTTATCGTGATTAAAGCCCCACAGCAATCCCTTAAAAACTGGGGCAAACAAGATTGGACAACTAAAAGTGGTAAAAAATCTTCTGACACAGGTGAAAGATACCTCCCAAAAGCTGCAATTAAAAGTCTTAGCCCTGCTGAGTACGCTGCGACAACGCGTGCGAAACGTGCTGGCAAAAAAGCCGGAAAACAATTCGTAGCACAACCTAAAGCAATAGCAAAGAAAACGGCAGGATTTAGATAATGGCTAAAAAATTTAGAAGCGTATTAGAAAAATACGATGCTAAAGGCAATCGTAATTTACCTACGGCTGAAGAACAAGCCATTGAACAAGACACTACGTTAGAGGGACTACTTATTGGCCCCGGTAGAGCCGCCGCTTCCGCAATAAAAAACGCAATAAATAAAAAAGCCCAAGCGCGTAAGTTTGATACCCCCGAGATAGGATCATATTCAGAAATTAACCGCCGCCGCAACATAGATTTTCCCGGGAAATCACCAAAAGAAATTTTGACCGAACAAGAAGCGCGAGGCAATAAAGGCTCAATGATACGAGCCGCAGAGCGAGCCGCTGAAAAAGGTGTGCGTCGATCATATGGCGAATTTGGGGAATACGTTTTAAACAATAAAATAAACGCCGCTAAAGAAAAAGAGCAAGAAGGCGCTAGTGGTGGATTTACGTTTTCTGAAACGCCAAGTGATTTTAAAAAAGGCGGTAAAATTAAATCTGCTTCACGCCGTGGAGATGGGATTGCTCAGCGCGGCAAAACTCGCGGAAAGATGTACTAAAAATGACCACTACTGGCTCAACCCTCTTTAATATGGACTTCACGGAGATCGCCGAGGAAGCGTGGGAGCGTGCGGGCCGTGAAATGCGTTCTGGTTATGACCTGCGTACAGCACGTCGCTCAATGAACCTGATGACTGTTGAGTGGCAGAACAAAGGCATCAACATGTGGACAATGGAGCAGGGAATCATTAACTTGACCCCCGGTTTAGCCACGTATGCACTGCCGACCGACACCATTGACCTTCTAGAACATGTAATCCGTACTGGATCTAACACTGCTTCTACGCAAGCCGACTTAACCGTTTCACGCATTAGCGTCTCAACTTATGCAACTATTCCAAACAAGCTTAGCCAAGCTCGCCCAATTCAAGTCTGGATTCAAAGACTTTCTGGTGAAACTAACCCAACCAATTCGGTCTTGGTGGGCACGATTACGGCAACAGACACCACAATAACGCTTAGTACAGTAGTTGGTTTGGCCGGATCGGGTTTTATTCGGATTGATTCCGAAGATATTTACTATACCTTCGTTACAGGGAATACCCTAGGTGGTGTGTTCCGTGGTCAAAACTATACAACCGCAGTCGGGCACACAAGTGGCGCGGCTATATTTGTACCCCAACTTCCTGCTGTAACGCTATGGCCAACGCCTGATAACAGCACTCCGTACCAATTTGTGTACTACCGACTGCGTAGAGTGCAGGACGCTGGCGCTGGTGTTGAGACCGCAGATATGAACTTCCGCTTTTTACCGTGCCTTGTAGCTGGTTTGGCGTATCACATTGCAATCAAAGTACCTGAATTGATGCCCCGCATCCAGATGCTTAAACAGATTTACGACGAGACTTTTGAGATTGCCGCTGGTGAAGACCGTGAGAAAGCTCCGCTTCGCCTTGTTCCTAGGCCAATGTTTATTGGAAGTGGCGGGGGTTACTAATGGGTAATCGGTACGCATCCGGCAAGATAGCGATTGCTGAATGTGATCGCTGTGGCCAGCAATTTAGGTTAAAGCAGCTTAAGACTGAGATCATTAAGCAGCGTAAGTATGAGTTGTTGGTTTGCCCTGAGTGCTGGGATCCCGATCAGCCACAGTTGATGTTAGGTACGTTTCCAGTAGATGACCCACAAGCCCTACGTAACCCACGTAGAGATACAACGTATGTGACTTCTGGTGTTAACTCGGTTGGTAACTTGTCAGGTGGTTCACGAGATATTCAATGGGGCTGGAATCCAGTTGGTGGATCTAGTTTAAATGATGCAGGATTGACACCAAACTACTTGGTGGCAACAACATTTGTTGGTACAGTAACGGTATCTTAAGGAGTTTAAACATGGCTACATTTAGCAAAAAGATGATGGGTAAAGAAGTTGGTGATGCCAAGGTCTATGCCAAACCACACACAATGACTGGTAAAGTTGTTAAAGCCACTGACAACCCCGGTTCTGGCCCTGACCACAGCGATGCCAATACAGTCAATATGTCTGTTGGAAACATTTCTCGTCGCGCGCAGCCAGCAACTAAAACGTCTGGTATCAAGGTGCGCGGTACAGGCGCGGCTACTAAAGGTTTGATGGCTCGCGGCCCAATGGCTTAAGGTTTATATGGCAACACTAGGTGCGTTGACTTACTCACAATTGGTAACTGCGGTAACTGACTACACGCAGAATACCTTTGACACTACTGACATGAATACCATGATTCAGCAGGCGGAGCAGCGCATCTATAACACTGTACAACTGGCTAATTTACGTAAGACATCAAGTACTGCTTTAACACCAAGCGTAAATACTTTTAATGCGCCTACAGATCTGTTGTCTGTGTATTCTTTTGCT